AATATCCCCTTGCCTTGTTCTTTCTCTTTTGACTGTCACCACAGTAGGGACACCTGAAATTGTACAGGTCTACCTTCTTACGGGTGAAAAGAGTAAGGCGAGGGGATACTAGTTGTATGAATTTAACGTCAAGAAAGCTCACTAACTGGCATCACTACTGAAGATATACTACCAGATGATACCATTGGTGTCAACACACGAACAAGTGGGGGAACCACTTGCATTACCGTCACTAGAGTTGCTAGGACAGCGCCTGCACCAACAACAAATTTTTGATTGCTGTCAACTTTCTTTTGTATTCTATCAATTCTCTCGTGGAGAATTGTATGATTTTTCTCTTCTTGTTCCTTTAATTCATCAATCATTTTGATGATAAGGTTATCTGTTCTTTCACTCTCGTCTAGGCGATTTTCATGGCGCTCTAAGATGACAGCAATCCTATTGCTGTTCTCAGAAATAGTGCCGACTGCTTTTTCAAGTTTGTCGAGCATCTGTTGTGATAGGTCTTCATAAATGTTGAGTTTGCTTTCAAGTACCGCTAATTTACCTAGACCAAATGCCATTGTTAGACATTCCTTACTGCGAAATCCAATGCAGATTGATAGGTCGAAGCGTCCTTATTCAACATGTATTGGAATTGCTGCTTGTGGGTATCATCCAACTGCGCGTAGCAAGCAGCAATACGCTTAGCAGAGAAGTTATCTAGGTTTTGTACACTACCATCAGAGAATTGTACCTTAGCAAAGGAACCTTCTCCCTGTGGGTTGAGTTCTGATGTTGCAACATCCAATGCAACTTGGATTACATCTTGGTTTTCAGTCATGATTTCTTTAGTCACTTCAATTTCCTCATTGTTTCTTTTCAATTTTTTAGTTTGGGACGCTGCCTTCTTCTTAAAGTCAGACAGACGTGCCTTCATGAGCGTATCCATCTCTTTGGTTTTACGCATCATTTTTTCTTTTGCCTCTCCACGTTTCTTTTGGAGATCTCTTTGACGACCCAGTTTCTTACCCTGAGCAATCTGTTTTTGTGCTCTCTCAGTATCTGTAGACAGAGCTTCGGTTACGTTTGTGTCTTCTTTCATCTTTCTTTTTTGGATACGGTCGAAGAGAGAGCGAGCACCTTTAGAGCGCCCATCTACTTTTTCATTGCCCTTCTTGTATTTGCGATGCTGTCTAGGATTTACCATGACAAAAGCAGGTGGCAACTGGAGACCAGATCCGTCGCCTGCCGAGTTAATCATTTCGTTTAGATTAGGTTCAGTTCCTTTAGACATTCTTCGTCAAAGTCCTTAATTATAGAAGGTGGTAATCTATTTAGAAACAACATAAACGCTTTTATTTGACGCCAGTATGTTGCTTCTGTCTTATAAAAGAGCAGCGGTGTTGCTGCATCATCAAATACATTATACAATACAATCACATGATTTAAAATCAAATGAGTTTTGAGTTCACCCGTCGTCTCATATCTCTTAAGCAGTCGTTTGATATACTTAAATCTCTTTAAGTCTTCTTCAAAATCTGAATAAGTAACGGACGACGGGTTGTTATAATTTTGAATGGCAAAGAAGAGCCAGTTATCTGGCGTCAATTCATCAAAGTTCATTCATTAACTTCCAAATGTTAGGGTTGCGGCACCATCAGAGACAACTTCTTCTGTACCATTGGCAGAAGTAACCTTAACACGATACTTATAACCATCTAGGGTAGCGCCACCAAGTCCACTGTAACCAAGAGTTGCAGTAGTGAAGTTAGCGTAAGTAATACCTGTGTCAAGGGAAGCAGTGATGTTAACCCAACGCTTACCAGATGCAGTCTGACGTTGCCAGACATATGCAAGTGCTCCAGGTGTTCCTGTTGTGGAAGTGCTGAGAGTAAATGTACCAGCACCAGAGGAAGATGTGGAGTTAGCAGGTTGTGTACCGATAGTAACGGCAGATGCAACATCAGCAACCTTAGTATCATCAGTGAAGTCACCAGATGTACCAGCAGCAATGTATGCATATGCTAGATGCTCTGCCTTGTGACGAGTAGCACCAGAATGATCAGTGTATGTCTTATAGTTCCACCAACCAGGACCTTTCAATCCACGAGATTTGTTCTCTGCAAGTCCAACTTCAGTTGCGTCAACGAATAGAATTTCGCCAACACTACTGTCACCACCTCTAATAACATATTGTGCTACTTCTTTAGGTGGAGTTCTGCGGACAGCTCCTGCTAGTGCAGCATTAGTGCTACCAGCATAAGTGGTGTGTAGTTCAATTGTAGTTGTGCTTGTGACACTTCTTACAATATAGTTTACACCACCGAGAACTAGTACATCTCCTTGTTCTACGGTATCAGCGGCATTCTTCGTAACAGTGGCGTCACCATTAGTGACCGCGACGTTATTCGCAAATGTCGCTGCATCAATCGTTCCGAATACAGCCATTGGTCTCCTCGTATATGAGTATTTCTAAAGTTTATTTATAAAAAAGGGGGACCGAAGTCCCCAAGGTATCACTCTTCTCTTGCTTTGATTGATTGTTCAACAACCGCAAGGAGTTTGTCGTCCATGTCTGTTTTAGTTAGAGTAACTGCCTTCTTCAGAATGACTAGGCAGATCTCGATCATTTTTTCTCCAAGTTCCTCGTTGTCAGGAACTTTAGAAACAGCGTCTTTAATAATTTTAGATGCTAGTGGTAATAGAAATGCGAGCATGATTTGATCCTCAAATGAGCTCTACTATTTATTTCTCCCACTCATCCAAGATATCTGTCAACTTAGACATGAACTGTTTGAAGGTCAGCAAAGTGCCAGAACGATAGTCGCGGCGTGCCTTTGCTACACCACCCTCAAATGATTCTTTTTTAACTTTCTTTTCAGGTAGTCCCTTGTGTTTGGTTGATGCAAAGTCTTTTACATCACCTTTCTTCATGCTGGAAGCAACTTTGGCAACCTCAGGCGACGACGCTCCCTCGCCTTTCTGAGCAGCTCTGACCATACCCATGAACTTTTGCTGTTTTTTGGACACTGCCTTCTCGGCAATGACGAGATCAGGATGTCTTGCATACAAAGGACCTTGGTAGTTACCAGCGAAAACAGATTCATTATTTACATTGGTGGTCATACCCTTTTTACCATCGGGAATGTTAGGCATCACTTCTACATTACTTTTCTTCTTAGATTTTACCTTACGTTCCTTCTTGTCGCAACCACACTCTTCGCGGAATTGCTTAAAGGATTTCATTTTTTCTTCTTTCCCATTGCGATAATCTTGGAGACCTTCTTACGACGCATGTGAAGGTACTTATCAGAACCATCAACATCACCATCGTTGTCGATGTCCTTGTCCTTGCGATCAGCGTGCTTACCCTTGAGTTCGCTGTGATCAACTTTATCTAGTTTCTTCTCAGTTAGTTCAACCTCTTCTTTCTTAGCAGTCTTTGCTGCTTTCTTGAATGCATCCTTAGCAGGATAGTCTTCGCTACCTGGTTTTGCAGGTGCTTCACCACGCTTTCTCTTAGCATGGATGTTAGCATAGAGACCTTTCTTTGCTTCTTCTAGTTCTTCACCCTCATGGGTTACTTCGTCACCTGCTTTTACACAGTTAGGAACAGTCTTACCACCCTTCTTCTTTGTACCTGCTGCTTTGTATCCTTTCCAGCAAGTAGAAGCACCAACGTTCTTACGTGCAGTTTCCATGCTTCCCTCCACAGCATAGAGACGCTTCTCTAGAACCCAAGTTTCACCGTCAAGTTCATACTCTTCACGCTCAAGAACCTCATACTCTGCTTCTTCTTTAGTAGCAAGTTGTGCTTTAGCAGATGGTTTCTTTACTTCTTTCTTTTTGATAGAAGTCTGCTCAATCTCAGCACCATTGGACTGTGGATCCATACCATCGAAAGGTGCTTCACTTAGATGCAGCTCAGGCATTTCAGTGTTCTGGAAACAATCGCCATTCTGCCATTGTGTAAACGCTTCCATCAATCCAGACGAAAACTCGTCGTTGCTGTTGACGTTATTTACTGGTTTCTGATACTTCATCGTTTAAAAGGGAGGTTCTTCTCGTATTATTTATAGATCTAATATTCTTTATCCACTCACGAAACATCTGACCTTCTTCAGAGATGACGATGGCATAGTTACCACCAACCCTATGAATATGTCCTTTGTCTCCTGAGCGAGCAGACATGACAGCATCACCTTCTTTGAAGACTTCCTGATGTCTTTGCTGCTGTCGCAGTGCTTCTTCTCGTAGTTTCTTAAAATCCTTCATTTAAAATTATCTGGTAGTGCTGCCTTGATCTCATTCATAAGAGACTGACAATCACGATCACTCAATGCTCTAGGAATACCCTTTCTGAATGTGTCAAAGTCGTTAGCAAATGCTGCACGTCTCATCTTAGTTCCAGAAATGGCAAAGGTATCACCATCAGCGTCTCTACTTCCAGAAGATTGAATGTCAATCTTCCTAAAAGAAAACTCAGTTCCGTTGTATTTATGAAGGAACTGCATGGCAGAAACTCTGTCAGAACCTACAAGAAATACCACCTCATTGTAACCTGCCATCATAAGTTCTTGTAAGATAGCAACAGGTTGTTTAGGACCAGAGAATATCTTACCCTTATGTTCAGGAAACATCTTGTTCATATAGAATAGTTTCCTGTCAGGTGGCAATGGATTACTACCTTTCTTATCTACAGTCTGTGAAATGTATATACGATAGTCATGAGAACCTGCTGCTTTCTTTACACCAGCAAAATTCTCTTTGTGTCCTGTAGTAGGTGGTTGAAACCTACCGAATGTAAAATAGCAAGTCCTACAATTTAACGCCATTGCTTCTGAAGAGTGAAGTTGTTATATGCAAACTCCAAGCGATTGACAAACTTGATCATACTGCCATCTTTATGCAGAACATATCCCTCAGGAGTTGTGACCTTGTATCCTTTTTCTGTCTGGACAAATGTCCTGAACTCCTCAAGGTGGTCCAGTTTATCTATAACCATTTGCTTGACTGCCTGTAGTTCTTTGTACAGTGCAAGCATTGATTTAAATTTGTAGACATTATCTACAACATAATTTTGACTGTTGTATACCAAAGCACACTTCTTTGTTCTGTTAGCAACCGTCTTTATCTTTGCAAGTTCTTTGTCCATCTTCTCTCCATAGAAGTTGAGCATGTCATACATTGCTTCATCTATATTACCAATGCTGCGAGCGTTCTTAATCTCACTATTGAAAAACTGCTTTAGATATGATGCAATGTGAAACTTAGCATCACCAGTAGTTCCTATGTTGGTAACCAACTCATCTAAGAAATCACCACAGATACGACACATGCGTTCAATCTTGATAATATAATTATCAAATTTAGACATCTCTTGCTTAGAAAAACCAACACGATGCATTGGCGTATCGTTTTTAACTACAAGAGCTTCATCAGATCCTGATACATTGGCACCTGCTCGTGCCTGCATGTCAGCAACTACATCACCAGTGTAATGGGTATGAAATACCACACCAATCTTCGCTCTACCTGCTGCTCTCCCAATCGGATGGTCAATGGGTATACCGTAAGTAATTGTATTGGGTCTAAAAGTGTAGAGTTGTTCTCCATTAATTGTTTCTCTTTTAATATCAGATGTAAATAGAAGATCTCCTTGAACCACACCTTCTATACCAAGTTTAGAAAAATATCTCAGAGAGAACTTTAGTTTCTCTGCTAGATCTCCTTCATACCAACCATCAATTTGTTCTTCGCTGTAGCACAACTTAGGATTAGTCTTTGCGAATACAGATTTAGTGCCAACAAAAAACATCCCTGTCTGAGGATCTGTGCCGCAAATGACTGAAGGAGCACCATCCCATTTCGTTTGCATGAAACCAGAATTTTCCTGTTGACCTAGCATCTTGCGAAGTTCTTTCAAGAAAGACACTGCCGCCATGCACCCATCAGTGCCATAGTTCAGCATCTCATCTTCCAAGTGTTCTAGGTGTTTGAGTTGTTTAATGTTTGCCATTACTTTTTGTAGTAATCTCCATTGGTGTGGGTAGGATAGACACCACCCTGCTTGTTCCTGATGTTGAACTTAAACTCATATGACTGAGTTTCAAAGAGCATGTCAATACGCTTGCCTTTACCACCAGCGCCACCGTAGTTGATTTCTACTGTATTGCCTACCAGTGTAGCAGCTTTGTTCATGTAGTCCTGATCAATTTCATAGAACTTCAACTCACTTCCAGTGTAATGACACATCCAATAACCATACCCAACACCACTCCTGATCATATCCTGCAACGCTTGTTTGTCTGATGGACTTAGAGTTCTGTTTTCAATATGTGTCTCAACTGTTGGACCATTTCCTTGTCCATACTTAGCAAATACATCTAAGAATTTCTGATGATCTATACCAAACAAATTGAGATAATTTTGACCGTCATCAGGAATATCACCTGCTTTTAATTTTGCCTCTGGGAACAGAGCTAGATTTCCTTTACCACTGCTACGGACACCACAGTTAAAGAATGACAATGTACTTCCAAACTTAACCGAAATGTATACTGGTCTACCTTTGATTGTCAAAGTAATATCTGTAATGGTTGAACCAATATCATTTGTGGCAGCACCACCTGCAGATATAATAATACTATTCCCCTTCTTTGTTAGCGGACGTTTTTGATTTTTCTCTCCCTCTCCTTTTGCAAAGGTAGGTCCTTCACCATACTTTTCTGTAAGAGCACTAACAATTTGTTCTACGTGTGCTTGATATTTCTTGACTGGTTTACCACTACAGTAATCAATTAACGACTGAGTAAGATCATCTTCATATACGTTACCCATGTTTACTTTCTTGCCACCCTTTTGTTGTCCACCAAACTCATCTGTTTTTACAAAGTCACCGATGTCTAAGTAAATGTCTGTGCTTGATATTCTTCTTGGTACATTTTTACCAGCAGGAAAGTTACAAGTAAACTCAATGTTGTTTTGTCCACGAAGACCTTGCCTACAGACTTCATCAAACAACATCTTTGAAGAGTTCTCTCTACCAGAATTTCCTTTGATGCTGGCAAAGTCTTGGAACGGAGAGGTTATATATTTTCCACTAGCATCTTTTCTGGTAACAGTAAACCCTGCTACCTCAACAACACCAACATCAGATAGGAAACGGTTTTGTTTCCCATTGCGATCCATCGCTTTGTCAAAGAAAGTATCCATACGATCTAGATACCTTCCACCGTTACGGAAAAAATCTCCTGCCTTCATATGAAAAAACCTCCCAACTATTATTTAGAGGGGAGGTAGTTAATATTGAGAACAACTCTTGACTTGGCATCAGTGCAGGTATATCCTACGTGCATGGTCTTACTGTCAAAGACTACCATTCGATTTGCAACTGAAGGAACTTTTTCACCATCTTTGAATTCTGTGTATCCATTGTTAGTATTACAATAGAAGATTGCTGTGTTTGTATTGGGGTATGGAACATCAACATGAAATGCTCCCAAGATCTGGTTATCGTTTTGCCTAGGATTTAGGTTTGCTTTCAATCTAATCAATAGATTGTGTAGACCTAGTTTGTTAAGGATTGGAACACAAATATTATATGCCTCAGGACTAACAACACCACGGTTTGGTTTAAACATCATGTGAGTAAACTGAAAAGTATCACTATCCTCACTAAATTGTTCATGTCCATTCCACCCAGAGCGATCGGGAGACAGAGTGTAGTCCTGAAAAAACCAAGGAAACTGTCCACCCATGATAACATTCTGAAATTTAAGAAACTCTTCTCTAGGAAGAAAGTTATCAATGACTTCCATCACTTAGAACTCATAAAACAAGCAACACTAATTCTCCAGAAAGGAGTATCGACTTTGATTGGCATAGCATCATGTAGCAAGTTTGATTTGAATGCTACAAAATCACCTGGTTTATACTTGATAAGATTTTCCTGAACTCTGAGTTCTCCACCCCAACTCTCATCCCACTCTGGTGTAAGAAATCCAACTACAGACCACTGATCAGCATCACCGTCAGTATGAAACTTGTAGTTCTCAGATTTCCTCTGTGCATTGAAGTTGATAGAG